TGGACGTTTGATGTAGGATTGAGGGTGATTTATATAGATATACGCGAATCTAGCGGGAGGGGTGGCTTGTAATAAGAAAAGTAACGCGAATGATTCTCAATATCAATCTGATAATGATTCTAGGTGTGTGAGTGAGAGAGTGAATGAAGCACCTACATATAGATATAGAATCACACACACACCACACTATTGGTGCAGCTCTAGGAATCGCATTCTGTCATGGTGCAACGGCCACCTAATATAAGGCAACGGAAATTGGACTGTTTAAACACGTTGTAATTAATTTAAAAAATTGTTGCATATATCTTTTAGTGTGCTAATATCGGTCTCATAAATATTAAAAAGGGTAAACAAATGATTAAAACAGTCGAAAAAATACGGAACAAAATCGAAGACATGCTAATAGAAGAGAATCTTGACGATTTAGACATCACGTGGGATTGTTCTCAAATGGATGGCGAGCACGGCGAGCAAGTTATAATCGTAAGAATAGGGGAGGAGTATTAATCATGACTAGAGAAGAATACTTGCAACAAGCGACTACACTACTTAATAGTGAAGTCTTTATGCCCGCAGGATATGAAATACCAGCAGATGTAAAAGTATCTTGTGGGTGGCCTGTATCCGGTGGCGCGTCATCACGGCAAGCGACCATCGGCCAATGCTTTAGTAGAGCGGTATCCGCCAACAATGTGAATGAGATATTCATATCACCAAAATTGGATGAAGCTTCGCGGGTACTAGATGTATTGACCCACGAACATATCCACGCGATTGATGATTGCGCTAGCGGTCATAAAGGTTTATTTAGGACTATTGCAAGAGCGGTAGGACTTGAGGGAAAGATGACCGCTACTGTTGCAAGTGAAGATTTGAAAGCTAAACTTGAAGCAATAATTCAAAAATTAGGTGACTATCCGCACGCAAAGCTTGATTACACTAAGCAAATTAAGAAACAGTCTACTAGAATGATTAAAGTAGAATGTAGCGAATGTGAGTTCTCTTATAGAACATCGCGAAAAAACCTAGAATTAATCACTAATAACACATGCAACGCATGCGGGAAACCTACTTTAGATAGTGATTTCCCAAAATGGATACAGACTCTACGCTTAAAATAGTGTAGACTGTTTAAACAGTTTATAAACTTTAAAAAGGGATACATATTATGAAAACTTATGGAGAATTGACAGAAGAAGAACAAGAACAATTTGCGGTTAATCTTTTAGTATTAACTAAAAACAGTGTTAGTGAGATATTAGGTCGTGACTATCCAATATACGACAAGACACCAACACAAATATTAAAAGATATTAAGAGGCATACTGAAGAGCGTTGAGTACGCGAAACACCCGCAAGGGTGTCTATGTCAAAATAAGAGGGTTAAGACATGAGAGAGTTAAAGCTAGGACAGAATAAGGGTAATGCTAGAATCTGGATAGAGATTAAAGAGGGAGAGTTAGAATTTAAATTTTGGTTAAAAGGTGCGCGATATAATAGAGAAATCACAGAGGATTCTATTATATTGCGTAGGATATCCGATGGTAAGTACAAGGTAAGCGGTAAGCCTAACTTGTCTATTATAGACTTATCCGGCAAATGGTTGACTAAATGGGGTAATGGTTGCCATCGTGTGACGATGACAGACAGAACAGCAGCATATATCGAAATTAAGAGGGCTTAATATAATGACAAACTTACAACAAGTGCATATCACACAAAGTAAAGGCAAGAAGAACAAGCTAGACAGTATTCATTCTATTAACACGAACACACTAACCAATGAATTTTGTATGGCTATGAATAAAGCCGATAAAGGTAATATTTGCGAAGAGTGTTATAGCGTTTCGATGTTAAAAGGATATCGAAAAACGATGACACCGGCTTTACAGCGCAACAGCGAACTCTTAAGCACTAACATTCTTACAGAATGGCAACTACCGCGAATTATGAGCGCGGTATTTAGGTTTTCCGGACAAGGTGAACTAATCAACGACACTCACTTCGAAAATCTATGTCTAATTGCAGAATACAATCCGCATTGCACGTTCACACTGTGGACTAAGCGAGCAACCATAATTAATAAGGCTTTTAAGAAGCGAGAGAAGCCCAGCAATTTAATCCTGGTTTTCTCAAATTCTAAAATCGGGCATATCATGGCGAAACCGCCTAAACATTTTGATAAAACTTTTAATAATGTTAGAGGTGACGATAAATTAGAATTACAAAACTGTACTGGACAACAGTGTAAGAACTGTTTGACGTGCTATCAACACAACGACATTAAAACAATAGTAGAGAGGGTAAAATAATGGAACATTTAGACTGGATTTTGTACATACTATTTTTCATAGGTGCGTTTTTCCTGGTGCTAGCAGGTGCGGAATTATTTGCACTTGGTTGTGTCAAAATCATAGAGCGTAGAGTGTTTAAACAGCGTTATAACTCGAAGACAAGGGAGTACAAGTAATGAATACAGCTTCAGGGAAAACTATAGAAGAACAAATCGAATTGTTGTGGGACGTACTACACGAGTACCAAGACCACTTGGCAGCTTGTGAGAGCAACGAGCGCAGATGGGCTAGTATTTGTGAGGCTATGGCTCAAATAACTGAAAGCAGAGAGGGAGAATAAATAATGGATGATAACGCTAGATATGTCTTTGCAGACATTCCGAACGATGATGAAGGGAGAGCTTTTATTGAGGGATTAAAAAAATACTTTAACAAAGGTCGCTATAAAATGTTAGTCAAAGGACAGTATATGAATGACGAGGCTAGAAAATCCTGGCGGAAGTATAGCTATGGTGCGCCTAAAAATATGTGTACTCACTTGCGAGTTTACTTTCACGATGCACCGAGAGTGCGAGAAAGACAGCGCGAGCTAAGACAAGAGCAATACAAGCGAGAGAATACGCTATTAGCGAGAGCCGAGAGGCTAGAGCGAGAGGCGCAGCTTTTGTGCTTTAGTTTAAAAAATGATTGTACTTAGTTTTTATGACTACACCGGCGTAGCGTTGAAGCCTTGGCGAGGCTTTGACTGTTACGCTTTTGACATTCAACACAAAGGAGAGCAGAAGCGCGACAACGTGACATATGTAGAAGCGGATTTGTACGATACAAAAGTCCTGGCCGCCATAACTCAGAGATTTAAGCTAGAGGAGGTGAGTTTTATTTTTGGCTTTCCGCCTTGCACTGATTTAGCAGTGAGTGGCGCGAGGCATTTTGAAAAGAAAAGAAAAAAGAACCAAGCGTTTCAGATTGAGGCAGCAGGACACGCCCAAGCGATAGCTAAAATAGCCGATTTATATGGCTGTCCTTACGTTGTGGAGAACCCAATTAGCGTACTTTCTACGCTGTGGCGAAAGCCAGATTATATGTTTCACCCTTACGAATACGGCGGGTATCTCGCAGAGAGCGAGGCAGTACACCCAGAATACCCAGAATATATCGCAGAGAGGGATGCATATAGCAAAAAAACGTGTTTGTGGACGGGAAATGGATTTATCATGCCAGAACGCAGACCAGTAGATTGCGAGAGTTTTGGCAGTTCTAGGCAGCATAGGAAATTAGGTGGCAAGAGTCTTAAGACTAAGAATATTAGAAGTGCAACGCCAAGAGGCTTTGCGAAAGCAGTTTATTTAAGCAATAAGTAGGGAGAGGTAAATGCGAAAAGCAATCACAGAAAAAAAGCGTAGTGAACGCTGGAGAAGGGACAAGCTCATAAAAGACAAGGCTACTTGTTACCTTGAATACACGCAACGATTGATAAAAGTAAGGAGAAAGCAGCAGTGAAAAAATATCCTGGTTGGAAGGACAACATTAATCCGGACCACTACAAGCGAGGTAATATTGAGGTCATAGACTTTATATTAGACCAAAATTTTAACTATTTAGAGGGTAACATTATTAAATATGTCTCTCGATATAAGGATAAAAACGGTCTTGAAGATTTGAAAAAGGCACAATGGTATTTAAAACGCTTGACAGAGACATTAGACGAGAGTAATGTCGAACCTTATCAATTTGAAAATGGAGAGAAATATGGAAACTGATTTGACTGACGTTAAGGCATACTGGAGAGAGTTTGACCGAGAAGGTGCGTGGCTCTCTCAATTTGAGGAGATTTTTGGGATAGACAAAAAGGAGGAAGAGGAAGATGAGTGAGGAAAAAACGTATGTGTTTGAAGAACACAATAATGAGGTCAATATAATTTCAGTTAAAGCCGAGAATTATGATGATGCTGTGGAATTGTTACTTAGTGGTGACGGGGATGTTTTAAGGACAAATTCGGAAATTACTAGCTTTGAGTGTACAGATAACCCCGATGATTCAGAGGAGAGCGATGATGAAACTATCGACTCATAGCTTAGATGCTATTTATGCAGCCCACAGTTTAACTGGTGGAGACTGTGAAGCTTGGATAGACGTACCCGAGGACGAAAGGCTAGGTCTTTACTACTACGAGTGGTCGCTGCTAGATTGTGACTCACAGATAGAAGCATTGTGGGGCGATGACTTGGTAAAAAATTCAGACGAGTTAGCGCGTAAGCGTGGGGAATACTACCAGTTAAGAGAAGGTAGTCTTACTCAATCTCTTATCGATTTAGCTCAAACCCATAGCCCGAAGGAGGTTGATTCTTTTGTGTCGGCAGTTCCAGTGGAACAGTTAAAAGAAAAAATTAGGGACAATCTTCTGTGCTACTTTGACCCAGTTTACGACGAGTATTTCCGAGGTGAGAGATGAGTCTTACTGAGGAGGAAGTGTTTAAACAGTGGCTAGACAGTTGCCCGTTTGAATACACTCACATCGTCAGCTCAAAGGGTAAACGTAAAACTAAAACCAGGATTTTGTTTGAATACGACACAGATTCTATTTATATTGACATTAATGATTTTAAGATAGGAGGTACAGCATGAAATTTGAGAACTCAGAGTATGTAAGCGTTAACGGGACTAGTTATCAAGGCAAGCTTGAGGATATATCTTATGCTCGGCTTGTAGAGACTTTTGGAGAGCCGACATTCAAAGGAGATATGGATAAGATTTCTGTCGAGTGGTGTCTTAAATTTGAAGACGGAACAGTGGCTACTATATACGATTGGAAAACCCCATTTAAGGCAGTACACAATCGACTATGGCACGTAGGAGGATTTGACTACAAGGCTCACGAGTTTGTCAGGGAGGCTCTTGACTTCAGTCCTATGCGTATGGACGAGCTACCCCAGCACGAGCAGGACGAGTACAATCAGTATCTTGACGATACCGCCTTCAGCTCATTAGGATACCCACATGAAGATTGAATATGACTTAGAGGAGATGGGTGCTACTAGCTTTACCACGTTCACAGAGGCTTTGCGGTATCTTATGGAAGAGATACTTACTGACGATTCATTCGTGGTCGAGGCTCTTGAGCCAGAGGATTATTTTAGGCAGAGCGACGCAGAGCGACTAACAATCGAACTAGAGCGTTCTAAGAAGCTTGAGGAGTGTCTTTTCATGCTCGCAGTGGTATGTAATTGGGGAGACAGGAGTAAAAAGCATTGAGGTGTGCAGCGTGTAACGTCTTGCTTGAAACTTGGGAGTCAGGTTGGAATCAGAAACTAAAAAGATTTAACGATACTTGTGAAGAGTGTACAGGTATTTACTTGGAGAGTGCGTTCGACTTAGAACTAGTCGATAACTCAGACACCAAAATTAAATTTAACAGGTATCCACATGGCAAGAATTGATTTGGAACCTTTCAAAGATTATTTTCCCGAAAGTGGTACAGTAAATATTAACCACTGTAAGGAAGGTAAAGACAACAGAGCATTTTATTTAACCTATAAGGAGGAAGATAATGTTATTTTGGGCTATTGTCACCATTGTCTTGCTAGCGGTGTCTACCATCTTAGGGATGATATCACTAGACAGGAGACTAAAGTTATATCAAAACGACTTAAACAAAACCGCACAGATAGTTGCGGAGATGGAAATGAAAACAGCTTTTCTAAGTGGGGGTTACCCCAACTTGAAGAGTGGAACAGTGGAGAAATTATTAGCGAAGGATTTGAAGGACTTGGAAAAGACCACAAGAGATGGTGGCTGTTAGCAGGCTGTAATGTTGCAGATTTCGATAGGCTAGGTTGTGCTTACTTGTCGCAGATGGTAGTAATACCAATGCGTTCAGACGGAGTAGTCACTAACCTAGCTTGTCGAACTAAAGAGAAAAGCGATTTTCCAAAGTGGGTTACACTAGGTAAAAAACAGCATGGATTTATGAGAACTAAAACTAGTCTACCGAACTTCCTGGTGATTTGTGAGGACGTTATCAGTGCAATTAGATTATCAAGATACGTTACAGCGTTACCGCTATTAGGTACGAGTCTTAGCGAGTACCACAGGTCGATGATTCGTACTTGGGAGAGAGACCACAGAGACAAACATCAAGTGCTAGTGTGGTTAGATAACGATTTACCAGAGGTCGTACAGAAAGCGAAGCAAATGTGTTATGATTTAAATAACTTCTGTACGGCTTCAATTTGTTTAGAAAAGATTGAACCAAAACATTTTGTTAATGATAGAGATTTGAGGGCTTTCACATGGAAACAGATTTAGAATTAAAATTATTAAAATATTTTGTTGACAAGGATAACTTTCGTAATTATAATCTCATTGGGGGCGCAAAGATAGAAAGATTATCTTCTAGTATAAAAGATATAATCACTAATCTTAAAGATTACATCGAAGATGTAAATCCAGAATCTATTAATCTTAAAGATTACAGTACATGGTACTGTTCAATAGCTCACCCTAATATCTCAGATTCTAAAGCTCAAGAGATAGAGGCAATATGCTCCAAAGTGGAGCAGATGCCTTCAATACCACCTTCAGATACAATCTTTAAAGACCTATCAACTAGACATTGGGCTATGTCAATCTCAGATTTAGCTTACGAAGTAACGCTAGGTAAGAAGTGTATGAGAGATGTACAACAGGCAGTACAAGATTACACTAAAGAAGTTCAGCACCAGAGCAAACAGTATTCTTTTATTGAGAATGACAGTCTTATCTTTGACCAATTAGAAGAGCGTAAGAACGCAGATAAATATTCCTGGTCAATACCAGAGTTAGAATTAATGATGGGTCAGATATGCAAGGGAGACTTTATCATTGTAGGCAGTAGGCCAGACGGAGGTAAGACTACATTCCTTTCAACACAAGCAGTACACTTTGCCAAACAACTGAAAGAAGGTGAGTCTATACTGTGGTTCAACAATGAAGAAGCAGTGTCTAAGGTAAGGTCAAGACAGATACAAGCTGCACTTAAATGGACGACCAAAGAGATAGAGCAAGACATAGAGAAGTCTTTACAGTTATTCAACAGTAAGCTAGGTGATGGTGTTATTAACATCTATGATGATAACGCTATGACAATCTATGACATTCAGAACATTGTAGAACAGACCAAGCCTAGAATAATTATTATTGACCAGTTATGGAAACTAGGCGGTATGGAGAAACTTCAGGGTATCGAGAGGTTTGCAAAGCTATCTCAATTTATAAGAGACCTAGCGAAAGAACATGCACCAATCATAGCCACAACTCAGCTAGACGGAAGTGCAGATAACGTGAAGTACCCCAGTATGGGAAGCCTTTACAATTCCAAAACATCAGTTCAGGGTGAAGCAGATTGTATTCTCACCATAGGACAACAACCAGAAGAAGACGACATACGCTACTTCCGTTGTCCAAAGAACAAGTTGAGCTACGCAGACCCTAAGTTTCGGAGTGCAGGTTGTTCTGTAAAAATAGACAAAGAGAAAGCTCAACTGATTTCATTAATAGGAACACAACATCATGTTAGGTAGTATAGAAAATGTTATTGTCTTAGACATCGAGACTACCATCAATGCTCCTAGTCCGCATTTTGGTGCAAGCCCAGCTTACCCAGACAATCGAGCCGTGATGTACGGCTATCGTTCTATTTACGGAGAACCAGAGACTAAGACCACGACAGATTTTAACGAGATAGCAGAGGCTATTCTGATACCGGGAGATACATTAGTTGTCGGACATAACCTATCGTTTGACTTGTACTACTTGTTCAACATGGCAGAACGCTCGAACAGGCTAGACTTTCTTGACAAAGAGTTCTATGTTTGGGATACACAGAAGTT